TTACCATTGGTAACGCTCTACTATAGTTTTCTAAAAGCGTTACCATTGGTAACGCTCTACTATAGTTTTCTAAAAGCGTTACCATTGGTAACGCTTTTTTTGTGTCTAAATCCAGACTAGTAATTTTGCTAGCTATTTTATTTTTGCGCATAGTTTAAGCTTTGATTGTGGATATAGACTCTCGCACATTGGCCTGTTGGGCAGAGAATGCCTGGGACGATTGTCCGGCTGCGCCTTTGTCCCTACGCAGCCAGCTTAGGCTAATGGAGCGTTCGGCCGCTAGTTTGTTTGCTGCTGGCAGCATTGGGTCTGTCTCAAAAAACTCCGCCTCTCAAAGCTATGCTGGCGCTGGCTTTGGCCGCTTTTCTGTTGCTCAGATTCAGCAGGGTTACAGAATGTTGATCGAACTTTATGACTGGCTTCTGGCAGAGACTGGCAGGATGAACACCTGCGCAGTGGCTTGGTTTGTTGCCAAGTATCCTAACTATGCGCAAGACCCAGACTTTGCTATATGGGACGCATTAAGCTATCGGCTTGGCAATCCCGTAGAAAACTATGAGATTGACCTTTCCGACCTGCGCTTGCGACCAACCTTAGCGGCCGGGGTAGTTCAAACATGGTAACATGAAAGTTTCCCCACTAACAGCATTGGTCTTTAATTCAGCCAACTTTCCTACTTTTGGAAAGCTGGCATTGAATGCTGTCAAGGGAGTTCAGAAAGCCTTTCCGCGCAGCAATACAGCCCGAAAACTTTACCATGCCACGCGCAATTGGTACGAGGGCGGCTGGCCATTATGGACAGGCGGTGCGGAAAGTTATTTGCCGTCTTTAGTTCAAGACGCCAGGTGGGACCAGAACTATGTTACCCGCCGCGAAATGCTTCGCCGGATGCGCTATTGGTCTCAAAATTCAGCCATCGTTGAAGCCATACTCTCAGTTGGAGAACGATATACGGTTGGCGCATCTGGTCTCCATGTTCACTTCTATCCCAATGATGATCTAAGCCAAGACACTGATGACTCTTGGTATGAACGGGCCGATGCTGTGGTTTGCGAGTGGTTTGGAAATTGCGGTTGGAATGGTGAGACCATGCAACAGCTACTTAAGATAGGATACCGGGATCAGAAAGTGGACGGGGAAGTGTTCTACCTTAAGACTCGAAAGGCAATGCCCTTAAACCTTAAGGATGGGCTCAGGAGTCGGTCCATAAGCGTTCAAAAGCCCTGCTTGCAGATTATCGAGGCACATAGAGTAGAAAGCCCATGGAATCAATTTGAGCAGGAAAACAGAACACTTATTGATGGTGTCCAGTTTGAAAAGGTGCAGATAGATGGGAGGGAAATGTTTAAGCCGGTGGGATTTTGGGCCAGGTCTGGAGCATCATCGTTTGAGCAACAGGACTCTTGGCACCTTATCCTAAAGGATGACATTTGGCAGATGAGAAATGTGACCCGCGCTGACCAACCAAGGTCTGTTAGCGACTTCTATTCTGTTGAGGTTACCATTAACAAGCTGGAGGATACGCTTGAGATTGAGGATAAAGCCCACGCTTCCCAAAGTGTCAGGGCATTGGCAATTGAATCAGCATCTGGCCAAGCCTCTTCAGTAACTGATAAGAAGATTGAACTGATCAATAGCTTTATAGGCAAGGGTGTAATTCCTGCTCCAAATGAGGAATGGTGCAAGCGTCAAGAGGCTTACCGTAAGGAGACTGGCGCCTATGTCTATGGACTAAAGACAGGGGAAAAGGTTCACTTTGATACTCCGACACGGCCAGGCGAGCAGACATTAAACCTTATTGAGCTTAGGATTAATTTTATCTGCGCTGGGTCACATTCTCCTCGCTGTCTGGTTCTACAAAAGATTAGTGGCGGGTCAGCCAAGTCGCAAGGCACGGAGGTTCGCGCCGAGCTTGACTCTTCCGATAAGTACTACAAAGAGGACTGCCAGAAGTGGATTAACTTTACCAAAGATGCTGTTACTTGGTTTATGGAATGGGCAGTTAATAACGATCCTCGTGTGGCCGATCCACCTTCCGATTGGCGTAGTTGCCTGCATGTTCAGCAGCCGGAAGCATGTAATGTTGACGTGGGATATACTACCCAATCCAACATGATGCTTTTAGCCGCCGGGGTTATTGACTATGAAATGTTCCACGGCCCAATGGGTGTTAGTACAATGACCATCTTTCGCAGACTTAAGCGCCAACAACAATGGCTGGAAAAGAATAAGGTCAAGATAACACTTCCTGGCCTACTACAGGGTCAGATACCACTTGAGGCTCCGCGCCCAGAAAGTGAAGATGCCGCCCATGCCTAAGCAAATAAATAAGCTAAAAAAGGGACCGTTTAATTTAACGGTCACCTATGATAAAGCCAGCCAAGAGCCGGTGGAGTTGATGATTTACCAGGACATTGGGGATGACCCTTTTGGTGATAGCGAAGGCTTTACCGCTAAAGACTTTCAAGAAGTAACCAAGGACTTGGATCGTAATCGCCCATTGGACTTGCGTCTGAACTCTGCTGGCGGTCTTGTCTGGGAAGGATTGGCTATCAAGACCCTTATTAACGAGTGGCCGGGCAATAAGTCTGCCAGTATAGACGGGATGGCTGCCAGTGTTGCCTCATGGATATGTTGCGACAAATCCATAGAAATGCGGGCTCCGAGGCACGCGCAAATGTTTATTCATCCTGCTTGGGGAATATGCATGGGCAATGCGGACGATATGCGCAAGCAGGCAGATGATTTGGAAAAGACTTCCAATCAGATTGCTGGAATTTATGCCGCCAAGACAGGCAAGTCGGTTGACTACTGGCTTGACTTCATGAGGGTTAATAGTCTCTTTACTGCCGAAGAGGCAAACAAGTTAGGTCTCATTGATCGGTTAACCGATGAAGACCCAGTGTCAAACTTCTCCGCCATCCAGGTTCGCAATATGAAAGCGAAATTGGCAACGCTGAATAGTTACCGACTAACAACGACAACTAACAGTGAACATATTATGAACCGAAAAGAAAAAATCGCCCTTCTGAATAAGATGGGCATTTCATGCTCCAAGAATGCCACCGAGGCTTTCCTGGATAAGATACTTGGCGGTCTCTTTACAAAAGAGACTTACAAGAACGGCACATCTGGCGATCACACTGATGATTGCGGCTGCATGAACTGCGCAGCCAAGAACATGGAAGATGATAAGGAGCCTGATCCTGGACCTAAGAAAGCCAAGGCCAAGAATGCACCGGAGCCTAATGCCGAGAAGCCCGATCCTGACGCTGATGAAGGCGCAGGTGCTGGGGATGAGGGTACATTGTTTAAGGCTGCCACTGCCAACCGCCTTAAACAGCTTGAGACCCAGCTTAATCGGCAGGCGCAGGCCCAGCGTAACACCTTGCTTCAATCCAGCCTTGATAAGCTGGTATCCGAAGGGCGTATCCAGGGAAATGATATTCCTGGCTGGATGAACATGGCGCAACAGGCGACCGAAGACAAGGATGGCAACAACCCGGTAATTGCCCAACTTAATAAGTTGCCGGCACTATTGCCTGGCCGAGAGCCGCTTAACATTGTTGTTGGTGAGTCTGACAGCATTTTGGATCTGGATAAGAATATCCAGAATCTGAACAAGGCGCAGGATTACTACAACCGCAACGGCAGCGGACCGCGCACGCGCAATGAGCGCGAGGAAATCGGCAGCCGCAGCAAGCAGATTAGTCGCATGGTTAATCGGCTTAAGAAATACGACGGAAAGGAAAACTCCAATTCGGTTACTGGGCCCATGCCTCAACTTATCGGGCCCTTGCGCGAAGCATGGGACTCTTGGGCGGCTGGTCCTCATAATGCAAATACCATGTCTGCTCCTTTATTGCGTTCGATTATCATGTCTGAAGTTATGCGGGCTTTTCGCCGGCAGTTTGCCAGCTTGTCCATCTTCTCTCATAACTTCGGCATTGTGCCGCTTGAGGGTACTGATAAGATGGAAGTTCCTTACTATCCCTTGGATACTGTGGCATCCAGCGAGTTTACCTATGCCAACGGCTATGTCATTGCGCCCAATACTCAAACGCTTAGTAAGGAAGTGTTTGTTGGCGGTATCGGCAACGGTGTTGCCACTCCAGGCAGCGGCCGGAAATACAAAGCATTGCAGTTTACCGCTTACCAAGTCCGGCGCCAGCCTTGGTTGGATATTCAGAAGCTGTCTGTCATGGCCGGTGAGCAGTTGGCTATTGATGTTCGCGCAGACATTATCGGGACTCAGATCAATGCTGCAAACTTCGGCAATTCCATTTGGACCGGCAATCCAGGCGGGTTCGATCATACCGTTATTGGTAACATCCTGCTAGCCGCCGCCATTAATGCCTTCTGGCCTCTGCGTGGTCGCAATGTCGTGTTGGCTCCGAGTTACTATACCAACCTGGCAATTGACCCTGGGATTACTCCGTTGCTGGCTATCGGCACCACCGATGTGCTGCGTGAGGGTATTGTTGGCGGGCTCTATGGGTTTGAGCAAATCATTCATGACCCGCTCGTTCCTGTTGCTAACTCCATTCGTGGCGGTGATGGTGCGGCTATTGCCGGGACTGATCCTTATCTGTCCGGCTTCATGGCGTGGCCGTCTGCTGTATTAGTTGCTACTGCGCCAATCATGCCGCCTCCTGGCGTGCTGCGCAAGTTGGTTGCTTACGAGCAGATTTCGGACGACCAAACCGGACTGGCATTTACTTACCAGTTCTTTGGCGATGAGACCCACAACCAGGATAACGAAATCATCGAATGTTCCTACGGCTCTGGACTTGGTGAGCTTAAGGCATTATTCCGTATTACCAGCCAGGGTAACTAATTCTAGGCTGGTCGTGATGGTGGGAAGTTACTAACCACCACTTTTCAGCTACAACCAAATAACAAATTATGAGCGAAACGATAACACTTGGCAAAAGCCGCAAAGACGGTAAGTGGTCAGTGCTGGTTCAGCCCGAACGACCTTTCGGTGAACACCTTGACGCTTATCGTAAGATCGCAATGAAGCATCCAGTTAGCGATGATTATTATCGCGTGGTAATTGGCAAGCTGCATCACTCCTCGCCTGCGCTAGTCCTTATCTCTAACGATGAGGCTGCCGCCAGGGTTAAGTCTGACATAGCCAGAGCCCAATCGGTAAAGGAAATTGTAAACAGCGCGGACGAGCGAAAGCAACAGCAGGCCGAAGATGCGTCTGAGACCAAGGCCGCCGAACATGCCGAAGCCATAGCCGAGAAAAACATTATCATTAACCAAGTGCGAAAGGATACGGGCCAAATTACTAGTCCGCCTCCACAGAAACAGAAATAATTAAACAATAAACTGAAACAAATAACTGACTAATAAATATGAAGAAAACATTTCAATCCGCATTCATCACATTGCTGGAATTGGTAGCCGTCCGGGCTCTTTTGCTTGCGACACCTAGTTGCGATGCTGGCAATTTCACTTATCTGATGAACGGCACATATACCACGAATGCCAATGCTGCGTGGAACTCCGGCACAAATAGCTCTGGCGTCAATACCAATAACTTCTACATTGGTACTACACTCGCGCTGTCAAATTCGTTTTATTATTTGTCGGCATACAACGGATCAACCCCAGCATATAATACCAACTTCTCTGCATCCGGAACCAATTCTTGGCCTCCACTTTTACCGGCCGAGGTGGTTAACATTCAGGGAAACTATCCAAACACTCTATACGGACCGTCTAGGATTAATCTCTGGGGGTTTCAGCCAGCCCTTATGACCACTAATGTTGGCATTAGTTCCGTGACAGCGGTATTTGCTGGATCTATTGACGGACTGCTGTGGCAGGCCAATATCTTTAGCATTGTGGCAACTATTCCAGTCAACAGCCTATTTAACACAAATGGCCTGGCCACAACCAACTATGACTCTGGGGCGTGGCCAATCATTGCGCTTTATGAAATTAACAATACCAACGGTGTCAACCTTACAAACATGGTCGTGCTCGAAAACAGCAAGCCGGGGCTTTGATTTATGGAAACCACAGCGCAAGTAAATGCGGTTGTGGCAACCATTGTTGCCCAGGTGCCAGCGCACGCAACTATTCCGAGTCAGGTTATTTTTGGCTATGTGTTTAAGTTGCTTTGCGACTTGGATACAGAAGTTGTGGCCGCAGCTACAGCAGTTTCGCAGCTTGCCGAGAATAATGCCGTAGTATCTAAAGTCAAAAAGACTCACTAACATGGGCTCATTATCTGACACTCTAATTGCCGGCGCTGGGATGCCCAATCTCAGTGCCGTGCATGAAGAGCCGGTAACCATACTGGACGGGGTGGATGCTGGAAAGACCATGTTTGCCATTATTAACCATGAGGAGGACTCAAGCATTTCGTCCGAAACAATAGACAGTGATCCACGGGAAAAGACTATGGCCAGGTTTACCATCAGGCCAGGCAATATTCCCAGTGCCAATACTAAAAAGTTGGTGCTAATGAGAACCAGTGATGGTAAAAAGTGGAAAGCAACCAAGCAGGATTTTTCTGCCTACTTATCCACAGACTTCCAACTAGTGCAAACAATATGAAAAAACTTACATTTACTAAAGCGGCCATTGACTTTGCCTTTGCGCATTTTCAGGATGGGCCTGTAACCCTGGCCATCGAATCAGCTACCGCCTTTAAGGCCCTGCCTGGTGCTGATGAAGATTTTCAGATTTGGCAGAACATTGTAAATCAGAACATTATGCAGGCCAAGATGGCGTCTGCTCAAAGGCTTCCCAGCGAAATAAATGCAATTCAGACTGGTGGGGTTACCACGACCGTGTCTCCTAATGTGTCAGCGGTCGCCGCCAAATAAATATGCTATCAACCTCCATAGATCAGACTGGGCTTGATAGCATGATTGGTGCTATCAATAACGCCCTGATTGGCACTGGAGGCGATGCCAGCACAGTTACTGTGGATGAATCCAGGTTGCTGGCCATGCAACTTATGAAGCTAGGCCAGCCAAGAGATCGTCAGGCATTGGGAAAAAAGATTGAAACCACTGTTCGCCAGAGGTTTTCTGAGCTTAACGAGGATAATGCCACGCAGGATAAAGGTCTTGGAGTTAGCGCAGACGGAACAAGATGGTATGCTTACGATAAAAACTTTCTCTATGGCTTAGCTGATTCAAAGGACATGAGAAAGGCGGACGGAAATCAGATTAAGGATGTGTTTTATCACTCTGTCTTTAAGGGTGGCAAAGCCAGACTTGTCTATGATTTTAAGTCCGCCAAGAAACATCAGAAGATTGCCATAACCCAGAGGATCATAACCAGCAAATCATCGCTTGCGCGTGGCATTAAACAAATCAAGCTTTCTATTGGCAAGCTGGCCGCATC